TGATAATCCTCAAATCTCTCTAAATCTTTGATTTTAAGGGCAATACCACTAGGTGTTTCGCCACCATCTTGTGCAAATTGTACATATAAATGATTATTTTGTGCTACAAGCTCCATTTGGAACTTAACATTTTCTATAACCTTTTCAATATCGCCTGAAGGTGATTTTATATCATAAGTAGCATCTTCTGGTATTTCTAATATAACATCTGAGCCAAATCTTTGTCTATTTGCTAAATCTGCACCTGAAACTACAGGTTGTCCAAACATTTGGAATCTTAAACCTAATTGCATCTCTGTCATTGTTATGTTTATATGCTCATTAGCGTTCATAATGTCATTTGCACCTTCAACATAGAAATTATCACTTTGATGCTCTCTATGTGTAAATACAAACGGCAAAGTGCCATATCCGTGTTCTTTTTCCTCTAAAACCTTGCCATTTTCATCAAATATTATGTAAGATGTATCATTCCAATGAATATATTGACATTCGTCTGTATTTGACGCATCTTCAGTAAAGTGCATAAGAGGATAAGAGATAGCAACAGGTCTAAATGGATCTTCTCCAAAGAAAGGGTGAAAATAGTATATAGGGTGGTAATCAAAATGAGGCATTTCACCATCTACATACATTACTCTTACTGCTATACTTCCAATTAAACGTGTCATTCTTTCAATATGCTTCATTTTTGTATCTTTTAAAGCACTAAGTGAGTTATACTTTTCATTTACATTTCTATCAGCACCTACTGTATATATCCTAGACATTTTATTTATAAACTTTTTAGTTATGTTCGCCTCGTAAGGAGGAACTTCCATAAAAGCATCTAAATCAAATTTATCTTCTATGTAGCTTTGTGTATTACTACCATTGTAATAGTCTAATAGTTTGTGTACATAACTTTCTCGTTGCCTAAAATTTTCAACTTTCAGGACATTAAGCGTGTCCTTTATAACCTTGTCTGAATAATTGTATATCATCTTTGCCTCACTTTAATTTCTCTGTTTTTAATTGGAAAATGGTTTATAAAAAAATATCTTAATTGGTCGCAGCCGTGATCGTGGTATCCATCTTTTAATGGTTCTTGTTTTAATGGTTTGCTATCTTGTGCTTCAGGATACCTATAACTTTCTAAATCTTCTGCCATACCTATACAGTTATTGTTTAAATGCAGGTATCTTTCGCCATTTGCGTTTTCTATATAACTTCTAACGTGATTAACACCTGCTGTAATGCTTCTTGATGCTTTATCAGTTAAAGTGTTTACTTGTATACCTCTTTTTCTAAAAATTTCTATATCTCCTACGCCTGACTGTCCTTGTGCTTGTAATCCTGCTGGGTCGCCATAATATTTCATAACTCTATATGGTTTTGCTTTTATACGTTCTGCTAATTCATCTGTTTTAATATTAGTTTCGTGTATTATCTCATCAATCATATTTATATGCCATTCACCATTTACTCTGTGCGTTTGATACCAGCCGACACTTGGCATACGATACCCAAAATCAATACTACAAAAAGTAGGAAGATGTGGATTGTAAGGATAATAACCGACATCAAGATTCCTATCAAAAGGATAAACCCTACCTTCAAAACTTGTAAACTGTGCTCCATACTCTTGGTCAAAAAGCTCTTTAGCCATATTACGTTTTCTCTCAATGAGAAACCTGTCGTCTTGACCTTCAGGAAAAGCGAAACCATTATCCCAAGATGGTGCTTGATGTGATTCCCAAAGTTCATCACTTTTTCCAAGCAAGAACAAATCATATAACCAATTAAACCCTTCTGGCGTTGATATGAAAACAGCCTTTCCTTTTCTATCAGATAATGTGGGAGATAAATACATATCCCAAATTCTAGGTCTTACTTTAGCTGCCTCATCTATAATTAGTAGATCTAACCCTTCACCTACAAGTGAATCAGGGTTATCAGCAGATTTAGCTTCAACTGTGGTTCCCCATTTGAATTTGATATATCTTTCTTTCTCAGAAGCCTTGATAATATCGTTTTGATGTCCTTTTACCATTTTATCCCATACTTCTCTGAACATCAAGTCGGCTTTATCATAGGAAAGTCCTACAAGCCATATACGCTGATTCGGCTGGGAGGCGTAGAATGTCGCTTCCATTGCCGATGCCGTAGTCTTCCCGAATCGCCTCCCACAAACCATTACAAAAAACCTAGCAGATTCTTTGGTAGGAAAATGCAATTTACGCTGACCCTCGTGTGGCTCATAGCCTAAAAAATCAAACCATTTTTGTTTATAATTATTTAAAACTTGCATTTTAATACCTTTCTAATTTAAGTTACGAAGTAGGACAAATGCAAGATATTGTATTTTGCATTTAAAAAAACACAACATATAGGAGGGCAGTATGTCCGAAGAAAATAAAGTATCAAACGAAACAGTAGTGGAGCAGGATACAGAGAATGTTACTCAAGATAACGCTCAAAATGAGTACATAGCAGAAAGCAAGAAGTATAGAAAAAGAGCGCAAGACGCTGAAACTCAGTTAGCTGACTTACAAAAGAAATTAGAATCACAAGAAAATGCTAAACTTAAACAAAAAGAGGAATATAAAACTTTAGCTGAAAAATATGAAGCTCAAGTTAATGAACTCAATCCGTATAAAGAAAAATACGAAGGTTTAGTTAATCAAAGACGTGATGTTTTGTTAGGCAGATTACCTGAAGATAAGCGTGAAACTTTTAAAAATAAAGATTTAGATGTCTTAGAATTTATGGTATCTGAATTAAAGCCAAAATCTCAAGAACCATCAGCTAGGAATCTTGTAGGCACTAAAAATACAGAATTTGGTGGCTATAGCTCTTATGTTGAGTGGGCAACTAAAGATCCACAAGGTTATGAGAAAGCAAATAATACTGTAAAAGGTAGAGGTATTTCTTTAGGTTATGTCAAAGAAAGCTAAACATAGTAAAATATTAGGAACAGATTACGATCCTGATAATGATATGTCTTTAGACATAAAACCTGATGGTGATTGCGATGTTAAATACAAAGGTCAAAAAATGGATTATATGACTTATGTAGATGAAATGGAAGATAGAGCAACACGCCATTCACAAGGTAAGCCTATGAAATCGAATGGTTTATTTGCTGGTTTTGGTAAAGGTACATTAAAAAAATCATACGAAAAATAGATGCTCTCAAAATGAAGGCTTCGGCAGTTGAAAGAGAGTAAAAGGAGGCTGAAATGGCAGAAACTGATACAGGTGTCGCTCAAGGTGGATTGGGCAAAATAATAGGTGATGCAGTAATTGCATTTAACCAAAGCAACGTAATGTTACCATTGGTAACTTCAAAACAAGCAGTAAAAGGTGCTATCACAGTACAATTTCCTGACTATACTAGAATTAACGCATCAGATGTAGGTGCTGGTACTGATGGTTCTGATTATACTACAGTAACATCAATTACAACAGCAGCTAGAACTGCTACAGTAGCAGAACACGTTATTAGAGCAGACGTAACTGACTTAGCAGTTATGGGTAACGCTGAAGATTTAACTGGTAATGTTGGTAGAATCTTAGGTAACGCTCTTGCTGCTAAACTTGATGATGACTTAGTAGAACTAGGTAAATCATTCTCTCAAACAGAGTGTGGTGCTGGTACTTCTTTAGAATTATCTCACATCTTTGGTGCTATGCGTCAATTAAAAACTGCTGGTGCTCCAATGCCTTACAGTTTGGTTTTATCACCAAAACAAGTATGGGGTGCTAAAGGTCTTATAGCATTAACTAACGATGCAGCAGTTACAGGTTCAAATTCAAAACCATTATCTTTATTAGGTAATAAAGGTGAAGAAGCTATGGCAACAGGATTTATTGGTTCTATTGCTGGATTCGATGTTTACTATAGTGAGCAGATAGATGAAAATGTAGGTTCTGGTGGTGATGCTGCTGGATTTGCTATGAGTGCAGGTGCTGTTGGTCTTGGTATAGGTCCTGACGGCTTATTTAGAATTGAAACAGAAAGAAACGCTTCATTCAGATCTACTGAATATGTAGGTGTTGGATTCTGGGGTGAAACAGAGATAAAAGACGCTTTTGGTGTTTATATCTTATCAGACGTTTCTTAATTCTTAATTAATGTAAAAAAAGGGAGGTGGGCAACTGCCTCCCTTATAATATGGAGATAATATGGATAGATTTTTTAAAAAAGGTAATGGTGCAATAATTAAAGTCGGACCACAACACGACTTAGATTCTTTAAAAGACAGATTTGTTGAATGTGATATGAATGGCGAAGAAATTAAAGTAGCTAAAAAAGTTAAAAAAGCTAAAAAAGAATTAGAGGTTAAAGATGGCGAATAATTATAGTGATTTTGAAATCATAAGAGTTACACCTACACTTAGTACAGATGCTTATGCACAAGGTGATGTATTATTTACTGCAACAGAAATACCAAATGCAGTTATAGGTAATGGTGGTTGTTCTAAATTAGTTGGTGCTTATGTTTTTGATAAAAGTGATAATGCTGATGATATATTATTTGTTTTTACTGAAGGGAATACAGCACTTGGTACTATCAATGCTACTGCTGACATAAGTGACGCTAATTTACTTGCTAATAATATATGTGGTATTTCAAAAGTAGATGCAGACCAAGCACAAAGTGCGCAAGATATTGATAATTCAAGAATACACCAAATGTTACCTGCTTCAGTTGCAGGTGAAAATACTCAAGATTTAATGTTATTACAAGCAGCAGATGATACTACAAGTGTTTATGTTCAAGGTGTATTAATATCATCTACAACACCAACGTATGCAAATGGTGATATACAGTTAATATTACATATACAAAAAAAATGAGTTTAATAGATAGTATTAAACAACACGAAGGTTATGTGGGCGTAGTCTATAAGGATAGTCTAGGAATAGATACTATAGGCTACGGCTTTGCCATTAAAGATTTAGAATTAGATAGAGATATATGCGACATTATTTTAGAACGTAAATTAAAGGCGTTAGAAGATAGAGTTAATTTAAAGTTTAGTTGGTATAAGTATATGCCACAAGAAATCAAAGATGTCGTAATGGAAATGTGTTATCAATTAGGTGTTACAGGCGTTTCTAAGTTCAAAAAAACATTAGCATACTTACAAGATAAACGATGGGAAGAAGCATCGGTAGAAATGCTAGATAGTTTATGGGCAAAACAAACACCTAATAGAGCAAAAGAATTAAGTAATAGAGTAAAAGAGGTAGGAAGTGGACATTGACAGTCTAAAAGTTGGTGGACTTGGTTTAAGTGGCTATATAGTAAACTGGGCAGACGTATTTAGTCCAGTAGTGGAAGTGGGATATATGATCGTACTTATTGCTTATTTTGTATATAGAATTAAACAAATAAAAAGCGAGATAAAGTAAATGAGTAAAGGTGTAGTTAAGAGAGTAATCGTAACGCCTGATAAACACTTTCCTCTACACGACCAACCTTCCATAAATGTCCTAAAAAAGACTATTGAAATAGTCAAACCAGACGCTTATGTGGACTTAGGTGATGTAGGCGAATGGTCAGCGTTTTCAGCTTGGAAATACAAACGCAAAAAAGCTCCTCCTCTGGAGTTCTTGATAGAAGATTTTGAACAAGATGTTAAAGATGTCAATGATGGTATGGACCAAATTGATGAATCTTTGGATAAAGTAAACTGCGAAGAAAAATACATCACAGAAGGTAATCACGATAACTGGTGTAATATGGCAGTTGAAAAGTATCCTTATATACCTCAGTATAAGTTTAAAAATGCAGTAGACTTAAAAGGTAGAGGTTATAAATATATTCCTTTTGGAAAAAAATTAAAATTAGGTAAATTATACTTATATCACGGACACGAATATGGTGGACAGTACCATACTAGCAATCATTTGCGTAAACTAGGTGCAAATGTAATGTATGGACATTGGCACGACATACAACAAATGTCTGCTACCCATTTAGATGGACCAAAGTCTGCTTGGAGTATTGGGTGTTTAAAAGATATGAGTGATGAAGCAAATAGCTGGTTACAGGGTAGAAGTATAAACTGGGCTCACGCTTTTGCAATAGTAGATTTTTATAGAGGTGGACTATTTACAGTTCACATTATACAGATAATAAACGGCAGAACTTCGTTATGGGGTGAATTAATAGACGGAAATGGGAAATGATAGTGCAGAAAATGATAATACAAGCAGCAGTCAAGCTGTTATCAAAGCAATTCAAATTAGATAAAATCCTAAAATACGTTGAAGAACCAAACGAGTTAGATAATGAGGTTAAAAGACTTCGTGATCGTGTCGAGCTTTTAGAAGCAATTATAAAGGAGAGATAATATGTTAGATTTTATAGTAAACAATTCAGATTTATTAATGGGTGGTACAGGTGGAGGTATTGTACTATATATCCTCAAAAAAGTACCAAATAAGCAAATATGTGCTTGGGTTGAGGCAATATGCTACAATGCAGGTAAAGTTATGACTTTAGGGCTATCTAAGTGGAAATTCAGTAAGAATATATGGAACAAAACAGTAGAACCATATTTTATTGATTTACTGGATAACTTTGTAGGATCAGCAGTAAGAGGATTTATTAAAGGGTTACGAGTAGATTAATGCCGTATCAAAAGACAAAAGAAGGTAGATTAGTTAATGAAGTCACTTTAGGTGATGGCTACCCTTTGTCTAATGATAAACAACCTTTGAAAGTTGGTGGGGAAGCATCTATAATAAATGTTTCCTCGCCTACACCTGATGGTAGTGTTGATGGCGAAGTAGAAGTCAAAGGCAAACTAAGAGCAAAAGACACATTCATACAAGGTGATTTAAAAGTATTTTCAGATAGTGATGTTAGTCCACAATATAGATTTCAAAGTAGAGGAGGACAAAACTGTCAATTTATACTTGAATCTGCTGCAAATACTCTTACACAATTTTCAGTTAAAAATAATCAAGGAAGTTGGCATTTAAAAAGAAAATCAAGTACCACTTCATTAGAATTTAATGATGGTACTAATACACCTTTAATACTTGATGGTGATAATGTAGAGTTTACTAATCTTACTGATGGTTCTATAACAATAGATAGTTTTGTAGATGAAGATAATATGTCGTCAAACTCGGCAACTAAAGTACCTACACAACAATCAGTAAAAGCCTATGTAGATAATGAAGTAGCAGGATTAGTAGATTCTGCTCCTGCTGCACTAGATACACTTAACGAACTTGCTGCTGCACTAAATGAT